ATACGGATCTGCCGAACCACTTCAAAGAGGCTATGCCTTGGGAAGAATTCAAGATAGCCTGCGCGGAACTCAGCTTTGCCGGTCATAAGGGTTGGTTCTTACCATCACCAGTACAAGGTTTTTCCTTAGTGAAGAACAACCCCACTGGCCCCCAGATTGATATGTCTATCTTTAAGGACACAAAAGAGACCGGTTACTGGACAAACGAAGAGGTTGCCTGGGATAGGAGCGGCGCTCGCATCGTGAGTTATGGCAGCGGCTACGTGGGCTACGGCAATAAGGGCAACGAGTATTGTGTTCGGCCCGTCCGCCCCAGCTCAGTGATTTGATTTTTTGACAATTAAAGGGACTTAAGAAATGCCATTAAAAAACTTCATCTGCCCAGATGGGCAAAAAATAGGATGTCAGGAATGCCTTAAAGAAGGCGGTTGCCGCTTAAATAACCGTTGCGCCACGCGGTCATATTTACAGCTAGCTGCTGCGGATCGTCTTTGGACTGGTAAGCCTTCGACTACTCAGCTTATTCAAGGGACTATGCAGGCCTTCCTTAAGCTCACCAAGGATTATTCAGTATCTCCAGACCAAAGAGCCTTTATGATTAACGGCACCAAGGCGCATAGGATACTGGAAGCCTCTGATGACGAGTATTCTTTCTTGGAAGAGAAGTTTGAGGGAGATTTTACAGAGGAAACTGGTATTTCTGATGTCTTTGAAATTGAAATTGGTAAATCTACGCTTGCCGATTATAAAACCTCCGGGAGTTTTAAGGTGGCCAAAGCCTTAGGTTTCTATGTAGATACAGAAGAAACCGGAGAAGTATTTAAGAGTGGCAAGCGTAAGGGTGAGAAGAAAACGCGTAACGTATTAAAGAGAGACGATAGCAAGATAGACCGTAAGGAATGGGAGTTGCAGCTTAATAAATATCGCATCGAGCTGGAGAAACGCGGTTTCCACGTAGACGATATTAAAATCCAGTGCATCGTCAGGGATGGCAATACTTACATTGCGCGCAGCAGGGGTGTATTTCGTAACATCTATTATTTCAAGATTACAAAATTAGACGATGTTTTTGTGCTCGATTATTTTAAGCAAAAGAGAGAAGCATTATTTAAAGCTTTAAAGCAGGGGTATTGGAATGAAGTTTGCAATGCTGACGAGAATTGGGACGGGATTAAATGCGCTAGTTATTGTGAAGTTGCCGAGCATTGCAAGCTTGGAAAATATCTTAAGAAAGAAAGGGAGAGTGAAGAAATGGCTATTAAAGGATTAAGTGAGGTACGCCGTCTACCGCGGGCAGGAAAGATTAGGCTAGGTATTAAAAAGACAACCGGAGGAGGAGCAGAATATCCGGCCGAGGTTAATTATTTTATCCTTGACCCGCAGACTCCCTCTGAATTAGAGAACAAAAAGCTTATTGAAATGTTTCATAAGCTTTACGGTGAGCAACCGAAATCAATCAACATTATGTTTCCATTGTCTGATACAAACCTTATCTTCCCACAGTTTTATAAAAGATATGGTAAATCCACAATGCTTCAGTGTAAAGGCGATGGGGAATTTGCCAAGTGCGCTACTGAAGAATTTTCCAAAGATTTAGAGAGAGCAAAGCTTACTGCGGATGATTTGCCTACGGATATTAAAGTTATCTGTAAGGGCAGAGAATGTCCTTACTATAAAAGCAAGGCATGCTCTGAAGTGGCCACCTTGCAAGTGCTCTTACCGGATTTACCAGGGTCAGGAGTTTGGCAGATTACTACTGGATCCTACAATTCTATAGTCAATATTAACTCTTGCCTTGATTATATCCGGGCTATTACGGGACGCTTCCATATGTTGCCCCTAACCCTTGAACGCAGAGCGCAGGACATTGCCTACGAAGGGAAAAAGAGGGAGCACTATATTTTACATATTGATATGGCTCTACCTCTGGCTGCCTTGCAGAAATATGCGCAGATTGATTCAACTAAGATACTTCTAGAATTGCCGGCACCAGAGCAGGAGAAGGAAGATATTCTCTTACAAACTACTCCTGAAATAGAAGGAGACGGCGGACATCCTAAAAAAGAGAAACCGGCTGAGGAAGAAACTACGCCTGAAGTTACTGCTTTAACAGTAGGTGAGGCTAACCAAAAAAATGAAGGGGATACTTTTAATGTTAAAGGTATCCTTTCTAACTGCAAAACCGAAGTAATAACCAAGAAGGACCAGACTAAAAAGGATCTTACTCACTATACAATTTCATCCGAAGACAACAATGATTGGATGACAGTTTCGAAATGGGGCAAGGTTGCTGATAATGTTAAATTCGGTGATTTGGTGGTTTTTGAAGCTGTTAAGGTTGCTATGTTCAGAGGAGAGAAGAAGTATCTTGCTTCTGTAGTGTCGTTATTAAAGGCAGTTGAAGGATAAAAAGGAGTTCTTATGCCGGATTTAGATTTAACAAACTTAACCGCCACGGAGATAGATAACCTTAAGGTAGGGAAAGAAAAGGAGCTTAAGAAGGCCCAGGAATCTCTGTATGAAGTAGAGCAGAAGGAACTTGAAGTATCTAAAAGAATTGTAGTCTTACAGGCAGAGAAGAAAGATTATCAGATTGCTGCAAGCAGAGCTCGGCAGATTGTGAGAACGATAAATTTAGATATTAAGATTTTAACCAGTGCTTTTTGGAATGCACGGAATGGAGGGGTGTAAATGGGAAAAGAAATCAGCGTTAATCCAGAAGATAGGCAGAAGGTTTTAAGCTGGATGAATGAAAATTGTCTAGGTTTCCGTAATGCCCGGACGCGTGCAAATATCTTGGAATTCGTTCAAATGCCCGACCGTTATTTCCGTAGAGTGATTAGCGAATTAAAACACGAAGGACATATCGCAAGCACCTGCTCCAGGGGATATTGGGCTATTCCTTTATTTACTAATGACAAAGAGGAAATAGACGCTGCGCTGGATAGTTATCAGGAAATGAAATCAAAGGCCTTAGATTTACTTACTGGTATAGACCGGCAGATTAAGAGATTAGAAGACAGGAAGAATTGTTTAACGCAGCAGGTTGAATTCGCAGGGATAGTAAATTAAATATTTTATTAACCAAAGGAGGAGAGGCATGGCAAAGCAGGGAGTAGTTATTGATGTGAACGATCCGGCAAGATTTGAGAAACTTCCCGATGGCTGGATAAGGGATTACAAGGAAGGCAAGGAACACGGGCCAAGTTCGGATAAGATTTTAGGTCCAGAGGACAGGAAAGAATTCTGCGCGAAACTCGGTGGGGAAGAACCTACAGCCGCGGAGGCAGCCTCAATTATTAACTTTGAAGGCAATCCGTGTTTCTTCCCGATATTTGCCGATACTAAAACTGATGATTGGTATGCGACCAAGAGCGAACCGGCCTGGAATAGGAGCGGCGCTCGCATCGTGGATTATGGCTACGGCAGCGTGTACTGCAACGTTAAGGGCAACGAATGTTATGTTCGGCCCGTCCGCCCCAGCTCAGTGATTTGATTTTTTGACAATTTGGGGTTGTGGCGTAATGAATACGCAAACAATCGCAGAGTTAAACGGCTCTAACGGTGTAAGTAAGCAAACAATAAAAATCACGCTACCTTACAGTTGACCGTAGTAGGTAAAAATCCTGCCAACCCCAAAATTTTAAGGAGAATAAGATAGTGAGCGCATACGAGAACCTTCCAATTTATAAGAAAACTAAAGATATGACCGTATATTTTTATCAGATCGTCCGGCATTTCGACAGATACAACAAATATGATATCGGTCAGGAAATGAAGGTTCTTGCGCGTAAGACTTTAAGCCTTATTACTAGAGCCAATATTAAGCAGGTAAGAAAGGAATATCTTACGCAGGCCATAGACAGCTTGGAAGAACTCAAATTAACCTTAAATATTGCTCAAGATTTAGGAGCATTTAAGGATAAGACCCATAGTTTTGAGGTTGCATTTAAAAAGGTTATTGAGGTATTAAAGCAGTGCGAAGGTTGGTTAAGGAGCCAGAATTCTTCAAGCTGAAATCTTGAGGAAGTGTGCGATTTTGTATCTCACTGGGCGCTTACGCCACCTTAAAACGGTATATGAACACAAAGAGCAGTACCTAAAGGATCCGCTCTTGAAGAGCCTCGCAAGAGGCAATAAGTGTGTAAGCAAAGGTTGCCTGGAATAGGAGCAACGCTCGCATCGTGAATTATGACAACGGCAACGTGAACTACAACAATAAGGACAACAAATATTATGTTCGGCCCGTCCGCCCCAGCCAGCGGCTTACAAAACGAAAACGATATATTCTCTTACATAAATCTGTTTGATGCTTATCTCGATTGTCGGAGTAATAAGCGCAATACTCATAATGCGCTACGCTTCGAGATAAACGCAGGAGAGAATCTCGTAAGGCTTCAACAGGAACTTATAGATAGGACTTACCAACCTTCGCGCTCGCTTCTTTTCGTAGCAAAGAAACCTAAGGAAAGAGAAATATTCGCAGCAAATTTCCGAGACCGTATAGTACACCATATTTTAGTCAATGAGTTCAAGAAAATCTGGGAACCAATCTTTATCCACGATTCCTACGCCTGTCGCGACGGAAAGGGTACGCACGCGGCAAAAGAACGCTTGGAGAAATTTACCCGGCAAATAACTCTGAACGGACATGCTCCCGCTTTTTATCTCCAGTTAGATATTAGAAACTTTTTCACATCTATTGACAAAAATATACTTTTTGAATTGCTTCGAAAGAAAATCGAAAGTCCGGAGCTATTTTGGCTTACTCAAAAAGTTCTCTTCTGGGATTGCACTAAGTCCTATATCCGCAAGGGAGAAGAACAGTTACTGCTTAATATACCAGCTAACAAGAGCCTCTTTGGTAAAAACAACCTGTCTGGTTTGCCTATCGGTAATCTTACTAGCCAATTCTTTGCCAATATACTTTTAAATGAATTAGATCAATACATCAAGCACGAACTTAAGGCGCATTACTATTTGCGCTACGTCGATGATTTCGTAATATTAAGCCAAGACAAGGAAGAATTATTACGCTGGAAAGAAGAAATAAAAGAGTTCTTAGCTATAAGATTAAAATTGCAACTTCACCCTCGACGCCAAAAGCTAGAGCCGATATCTAACGGTATAGATTTCTTAGGTTACATTATCCGGCCAACATACATTCTAGTCCGGAAGCGCGTAGTAAATAATCTTAAGGAAAAAATCAGGCAATTTAAACAGGCTAGAGTAAAAGATTTTAGGAAATTTAAGGACACGATAGCTAGTTATTGGGGACATTTCAAGCACGCAAATTCGTATCAATTAACCCAAAAAATATTAAAGGAGCAAGTATGGCTCGTAAACGCCAAATAGATCCAGAGATTTGCGTAGATAGCACAATTGCGCAATTAAGTATATCCGCCAGGCTATTCTATATTTATTCTTGGATGCAGGCAGAGGATACAGGGGTATTAGAATATGATACCCTTTCTTTAAAAGCTAGAACATTCCCTAACGATAAGATAGATATTAAGCCCTTGGTTCAAGAGTTGCTTAACAGAGAAAGATACATTTTTTATAAGAATGAACATGACCGGGTATATGTATTTATCAAGAATTTCCATAAACATCAGAAAATTCAACATCCTAGCATTCCAAAACTACCTCTTCCGCCTTCTCCATATAGAGAAACCATACCGGAATACATCCTAAAAGACGCCTCAAAAGAGCTCCTCTCACATACTACTCACATACTACTCAATGAGGACTACAACAGAATAGAATTGAATAGAATTGAATTGAGTAGAGTAGAGAAAAAAGCACAGCCCTATTGGGCTGCTTTTAAAGATAATTCTCAAAAACAGATGGAAGAGGTAAGTAAAGGATTCAATATTTACAGTCTTTTAGGAAAGCTTAAAAAAATGAGAGGAGTAGAGGTTCCAGAAGAAGTTGTCAATAGGATTTGCGCAAGCTATATAAAAAATAAAGCTGGAATAAAAAATCTCTGGCCGTGGTTTCTGGTAACAGCCAAGAAAGAATGGGAAGCTTGGCACGTTAACCAGCAAATTAAAGAAGGCGAGGAGTGGAAAAAGGCTCCGGTAGCTCCGGCCATAGCAGAACTTTTGGCAGGGATCTTAAAAACAAAGAGTAAAGAATGATACATTCAGACGCCTTAATAATGATTGATAGTATTCGGCGCAGCGGTTACAAGCCAAATGAATGGGAGGCTAGTTTTATGCAGTCGTTAGAGAATTCACGATTTGAGAAATTAACTTATAAACAAACTTTAGCTATTGAGAATATTTATCGTAAAGCTTCAGGTGGTGGGAATTATCAAAAGAAGCAATACGGATATAGGAGGTAGAGAGTGAGAATTTTAAGAAAGGTTAAGAGTAACCGACAAAAGCTAATTAAGGCCTGCGATGATTTGTTTCGACAGATTATCCGGCTTCGAGATAAAGTTTGCCAAGTAACAGGGAGAAAAGAGAAAGCCCAAGTAGCTCATTTTTATACAAGAGGAAATTTAAGAGTGCGTTGGGATGAAGACAACGCCTGCTTATTAAACGCCGCTAAACATATCTGGTGGGCCCACGCCAACCCAGAACAGTTCAAAGAATTTTGGATTAAGCGTATAGGCGAAAGAAGATTTGATGTGTTAACACTCAAGGCCCGTTATGTTGCGCCAGTAAAAGAATTTGATTTAATTTGCATTAGGGAGCAGCTAAAGAAGAGGCTAGAGGAATTGAAAAATGGAAAATGAACAAATTAAAAATCATAATTTACCTTTTAAGCTTCTTGGAGAAGTTTGTACGGTTATTCAGGATACGGGTTTTGTTGGTAGTGCGGAAGACTACGTAAAGCAGTTTTATGGTAAGGAATTTAAAGATCTGACAGTCTGTGAAGCTGAAATGATAGTGAATATGTTAAAAGATAAACCGGGGTGTTTAAGTGAAAATAATAAAAGCAGCTGACCTATTTTGTGGCGCTGGTGGCACCTCAACAGGACTTGAAAAAGCCTGTGAGGATTTAGGCTATAAGCTTGACCTTCTGGCCATTAATCATTGGGATATCGCCATCGCTACACATTCAGCTAATCATTCTTACGCGCGACATATCTGTGAAACCCTTGATAGTATTGACCCCAGAAAAGTAGTACCTGGCGGTCATTTGGATTTGCTCGTTGCTTCTCCTGAATGCACGCATCACTCTAACGCCCGTGGGGGCAAGCCCTGTTCTGATCAGTCCAGGGCGTCTGGTTGGCATGTTGTACGTTGGGCCGAGGCCTTGAGAATAGACAATATCCTCATTGAGAACGTCAAGGAGTTTCAGTCTTGGGGGCCTCTGGGAGTAAATGGTATGCCCCTAAAGAGCCGTAAAGGAGAGACCTTTCGGGCATTTCTGAACGCCTTAACTTCTTTAGGTTATAAGGTAGATTTTAAGGTATTAAATGCGGCTTATTACGGAGACCCTACAACTCGAGAAAGATTATTTATTATCGCGAGAAGAGGCCACAGGAAAATTAATTGGCCGCAGCCTACACATACGCCAGACGGCAGCAGCAATCTATTTGGTAAGACTAAGCCCTGGAGAACCGCAAGGGGTATCATAGACTGGAGCATTCCAGGGCAGAGTATATTTACCCGAAAGAAACCCTTAAGCCCAAATACTATGAATAGGATTTTTGCAGGACTTAGAAAATTCTCTGGTAAAGAACTCGAACCATTCTTGGTGATGCTTTACGGAACAAGTGATGTAAGTTCAATTAATCGTCCAGTTCCTACGGTAACAACAAGCGGAGCTCATCACGCTTTATGTCAGCCATTCTTAGTTGAGTATTATGGAAATAGCAAGGTTAGTTCAATAAAGAAACCTCTACCAGCAGTTACCACGAAAGATAGATTTGGGGTAGTTCAGCCATTTATTATGGGAGTTGGAGGTCCTAAAGGTTCTCAAAATCCACGTAGTATAGATAGACCGCTTGGTACAGTTGTTACAGAACAGCACGCGGCCTTAGTCCAGCCTTTTCTTGTTGGAATAACTCAAACCGGAGGCAATGGAAAGCGTATTCGTTCAATAGATAGACCTGTACCGACAATTTGCACTAAAGAAGAATTTGCGCTATGTGAACCTTTTGTTTTAGGTCAACAAAGTTGTGCTGCTCCTCGATCAGTTGATAAACCGATCCCTACAGTTGCTGCGGCTGGAGCAATAGCCTTAGTGCAACCTAAAATTAACGGTCAGATTCTGGACATTCATTTCCGTATGCTTAAACCGCAAGAACTGGCCCGCGCAATGTCTTTCGGAGATGATTATAAATTTGAAGGTAATAGAGAAGCGCAGGTTAAACAGATCGGAAACGCCGTGCCTGTAATGTTAGCCAAGGAACTATGCAAGAGTTTATTAAAATAAAAATGAGCGAAATTAGATTACTCTTAGGAGATTGCTTGATTGAACTAAATAAAATACCAGACGAAAGTATAGATTGTTGCATTACTTCACCACCTTATTGGGGATTACGAAATTATGGTGTTGTTGGTCAACTTGGTCTCGAGAAAACTCCCGAAGAATATGTTGCTAAGATGGTTAAAGTTTTTAGAGAAGTTAAGCGCGTGCTCAAGAAAGAGGGAACGCTGTGGTTGAATCTTGGAGATAGTTATGCTGGTAGTGGACGCGGATTAAATGTAGATGGAACATGGAATATTGGTAAAGGCGGAGCAATTCAGGAGAGTCATCGATACAACAAAAGACTTATGGAAAAGGGAGCTATCGGGAATGCTTGGGTTAAACCGCCTGCAGGACTAAAAAGTAAGGATCTCGTGGGTATTCCTTGGCGTGTTGCCTTTGCTTTACAGACTGATGGGTGGTATTTGCGTCAAGATATAATCTGGCACAAGCCTAACCCAATGCCAGAGAGTGTAAAGGACAGGTGCACTAAGGCCCACGAGTACATTTTTTTACTATCCAAAAACCAAAAATATTATTTTGATGGAGAAGCGATAAAAGAAAAATCAGTCTATACGGATGCGAGATTAAATAAGGGCAGATTTGTGTATGATGGAAAAAGACGTGGAGATAAAGGAACTGGTGTGGCCGCTGTGGTTAAAATAACTGAGAATAGAAATAAACGCTCCGTCTGGACAGTAACCACTAAACCATTTAAGAAAGCACATTTCGCCACTTTTCCAAGAGATTTAATTCTGCCATGCGTTTTAGCGGGATGTCCGTCGGGGGGGGGGGTATATTATTGACCCTTTTATGGGAAGTGGGACAACAGGGGTAGTGGCAAAAGAAAATAATCGTAATTTTATCGGAATAGAATTAAATCCAGATTACATTAAGATGGCAAAGAAAAGAATTGATAATAGTATGGGGAGTTTATTTTAAAAAGGAGGGTAAAAATGAGGAATTTAGGTACTAATCCAGTTTTAGGTTTTGCGTCAGCTATGCAGAAAGAGCTCGATGAAAATTCTCACAAGGGAACTTGGAGAGTAAGGCAGCAAAGCTGTAGCCCTGAAGCGTTGCTTAAAAGGTTGAAAGAGGAAACAACTGAGATCGAATCCGCTATTGCTTTAAATCAGCCTGTTGAAGAAATTATAGCTGAATGCGCGGATGTAGGAAACTTTGCAATGATGATAGCGGATAATTATAAATAAACATGAAGATAATAATTAACGGACACAAAGCAGAAGTAGACACAGAGTTATTAGCAAAGGCAATAGCCATAAATTACGCAGACTGGAAAGCATATAAAGGCAAGGCAGAGAAAGTTGCAAAAATGCTTCCGGACATTATTAATATCGATAAGAGTTTGTTTTAATAAGAGGAAGTAAAATGAAGGAACAGCCAAAGTTTTTTACAGCTGATGATTTAGAGCGATTATTAGGGAATAGATATCCTTCGCCCGAGTGGGCTTTTATCCCTCAAGTACGCAATGGGACAGGATATCGAGAAACTACGCGCACAGCTGACGCTTTAGCAATGGGATTATGGCCGAGCCGTGGGTTATATCTGCATGGTTTTGAAATTAAAGTCCAACGCGGAGACTGGATCAAGGAATTAAAAAATCCGGCAAAGGCAGAAGAGTTAGCACAGTTTTGCGATTTTTGGTGGCTCGTAGCGCCCCAAGATATTATTAAACCTGAAGAAGTTCCAGCTACTTGGGGATTGATGGTGCCTTTCGGAGAGACAACAAAGATTGTAAAACAAGCACAACAGTTAACGCCTAAGCCCATTAATAAATCATTTTTTGCGGCTTTATTACGGAGAGCGCAAGAAATAGTTACTCCAGAGGCAAAGCTAAAAGCTTCTTTTGAGGAAGGCAGACAAAAAGGTAAGGACGCGTCCAAACAAGAGTATGAGTATGCTTTAAGAGATTATAGGGAACTTCAACAAGCTCTTCTAGTATTTGAAAAGAAGAGTGGCATTAGTATAAATAAATGGAGCGATGGGGATATTGGAGATGCCGTAAGGATGGTATTAGACGGACAGCATTTAAGGATTAAAGGTAGTTTGCAAAATTTGCTTGAGCAGTCAAAGAGAATAACGGAGAGGATTGAAGAGGAATTATCTAAAGAGGGAAAAGTAAAATGAAGTATATAGAATTTAATTTAGTAGAGCAAAAGCCTAAAACTTCTGTTTATGCGATAAGAAATGTAAAATCGCAAACGATAATCGGATGGCTTAAATGGCATCCGTCTTGGAGACAGTATTGTTTTTTTCCAGAGCAAAATACTGTATTTAGTTATGGATGCCTTAATGACATTATTGAACAGGTTAACTTACTTAAGAAAACTAGAGAGGCAAATAAAAAATGAACAAGACTAAGATTGAATGGTGCGACTATACGATAAATCCTATTAAGGGATTATGTAAATATTCCTGTTGGTATTGTTACGCCCGGAAGATGTATCAGCGTTTTCATTGGAACGAAGAAGTAAAATTAGACTTGACTGTATTAGATAAAATAGCACAGATTAAAGAACCGAGCCGTATATTTCTTTGTTCTACACACGATTTATTTGGTGAGTGGATAGGTGATAAATGGATATTTGATATTATTACCGCTTGCCATAAATATCCTCAACATAAATTTTTATTACTTACTAAAAATCCTAAAAGATATTTAGATTTTACTTTCAGAAATAATTTTTGGACAGGGATTACAATGACAGGCGAAGCAGTTGCTAAACAATTTAAAATCGCTAATCAAGTATTTGAAAAATTCCCTAATGGATTTGTAAGTTTTGAACCATTACTAAACGAATATGGGGTTATCCCAAGAAATTGTAAATGGATTATTATTGGCGGACTTACTCCAAGCCCTATTCACAAAATAGAATGGGTAGATGATTTATTAAAACAAGCCGATAAATTTAAGATACCAGTCTTCATAAAAAATAATGCACATTATCCAAGAATTAGACAAGAATTTCGAGAGATTAAATGAGTCCATCAATTTTAAGAATTATAAAACAGGCAGAAGATTTGAATAACAAATAGTCCAATGCTTGCCGGTTGTGGGAAACCATGCAGCTGTGACTGTGCGGGGGTAGTGCCTCGACTGCAGTAAGTAACCACAGTATCTTATCAACTGGCAGCTTGGCAAACAGGAGGATAAATGGGCAGGAAATTATCAGACGTGTGTCCTAATTGCGGTTGTCGAAGATATACAGCTTGTGGATGTATGCTACCTAATCCTAAATCACAAACTCAAAAGAGAAAAAGAAATAGGAGGGAGCAGGCAAAATGATTCCGGATAAGGAATTGCATATAACCAAAGAGAGACTGGTTGAGTTAAGGGATAGCCACTTAATAAAGCTTGCTCATCCCGAATGTGAATTATATGAAAAGTATTTAACCGAGGCTATTGATTTTATTCAGCAATATTTCTCAATAAAGGGGGTGCCAAAGGAGAAAAGATTTAACAGTCAGGCAGAAACATTAGATCAATCAAAAAGGGATACAGCCATTTATAACCAAGCTCGCCGTGAGTGTATATTGGCGATGATTAAAGAAAGAGAGGAGTTAAATAATAAGTTACGGGAAATCGCTAACGATTTAGGCGCTCCTGTTACTTCGTGGACAGCAGAGTGTCAAACAGGAGAGTTCGAAGGAATTATAGAAAGAGCGACTAAGGCCATCCATAAACTCTTGAAGGAAGATAAATAATTAACCTAACAGAAAGGAGTAACAAAAAATGAAAGAAGTAAAGCGTAAGCCGATACCGTACGGCAAGTGGATAGTTATGGTGATGAAGGAGAGGCCGCTTGCTGGAGTATTGTTACCAGAAGGTATGCGCGATAATATTGAGGCAACGGGTAAGGAAGAGCTTCTTGTTGTGGACAAAGGCCCAGAATGTAAGCATGTAGAGGTGGGGCACGTTATCCGGCCGCACGGAGTTATCGGTAAGTTAAATGTTGACGGAGTAGATTATCGTATATGCCACGAAGACCAGCTGAGCTGCCATATCGGGGAGGGTAAATAATGGCCACTGAAACTAATCTCCCGGGAATGAATGCCGTTGAACGTCTTCTCGGTATTTATGCTCCACAAGATACCATCGTTACTGACAATACTTTTCTTCGGCAAAAATCTAAAAAGACTACTTGGAAACAAGTCGAAGATTTGAAGCTTGAGGAGCATATTAAGGCAGCACTTCCTACGGCTTGGACGCCTGGATTTGGGCTTGCGGCAATACAAATTGGGGTGCCCTTACGTTTTGCCTATTACACCTTTCCGGATCCTAAGGACAAGGAGAAACGTATTGAGAAGAAACTACTTAATCCTCAGATCCTTAAGGCAAGCTATCCATGTATTATCAAAGAAGGGTGCCTATCTCTGCCTGATAAATGGTATATGGTAAGCCGGTTTATGGAGATTATTTATAAGCCGGATTATACAGATGAGCAGGTTTATATTGTCCGCGGGGTAGAGGCGCAGGTGATACAACATGAGATAGACCATATGGATGGGCTTACGATTATCAACCGGCAGGTAAGGAGCAGTGAGAAGATTGGCCGGAACGAACCTTGCCCTGAATGTGGGAAGAAGGGGGTAGTAATTAAATATAAAAAATGCAAGGAGCATTTTCAATCTTAGAAAGGAGTAGTAAAAATGTTTAAGTTTGAATTGGGAATAGAGCTGAAGGATAAAGTAACAGGATTTAAGGGTTTCGTAATTGGCAGGGCAGATTATTTGACCGGCTGTAATCAATACGCGCTTCAGCCAAAGATGTCAAAAGGGAAATGGGAAGAAAATAAATGGCTTGATGAAAACAGACTTTCTCCTACGAAGGCTTTGAGGGTTGAGCTTAAAGACGCAAAGAAAAATCCGGGAGCAGATATAACGCCACCAAAAATATAACCGATAGGAGAATTAATGGAGAAGCCAATATTTAAACCGCCAGTTTTTGATGAGAATACAAAAGCACTATTTGAGTTAAAGGATGCGTTAGTTTATTTTGGATTATGCGTATGCACTTTTGGTTTTGCGTATTTGGTTAGGCTAGTAATTACAACAGCGATTAAAAAATCAAGATAATCTATTCCTGCGGAGGAATCGGTGTCAGAAGATAAAGAACAGCGGGTCATTCAGGAAATTATAAGGGTAGCCAAGGAGGAGGTTCCCTTCGGCAGCTTTAAGGTTACGTTTAGAGTTCATCAGGGAAAAATATCTGGCATGAAAGAAGAGCATAAAGAAAGAGAAACTACAATAGCTTAACTTAGCCGGCTCGGTATTCGAGAGGCCATAGGGTAAGTCATCAGTTATGGATAACTGGTGATATGCGGTATCCACACCGTCCCTATGGCCTTTTTTATTTGGAAAGGAGTAGGAAATGAACTTATCAGAGATTAGAGACCAGTTGTTAACCGTTGAAAGTAAAAAGCAGCAAGATAGGCCTAGCTATGTGGATGGGATATTGGATTTTTTCAATGAGGCGCAAAGAAACGCGGTTGAGAATAAAATCGCAGTTAAGGAGGGCTAATGGACCAACAGGCGATTTTAACAGGGCAAAGATTAAGAAGTAAACCGGATCTGGATTGGCTTGCTTATGAGAATCAGTCCGGCGAATGGTCAGTCTTTAGGTGTGAAGCATTTGAGAAACATCTTATTAAGCTATCGCAAGACTTTCATAGGGGCGCAACAGAGGGTTTTTGGTATGGTTGCCCGGAAAGGAGATTGCTCAATGGATGAGAAACTCCTTATGCTTCAGCTCAAGAAAGACAACTGGGAAATCATAGAGGCTATGGATAATTGGCTCTATGTGTTTGACAAGATGCCTAAGAAGATGCGTTTAGTAGTGGATTTGAAAATAAGCGGTCTTACTAAAATCCAGATTGCAAAACTATGTAAATGTTCTTTAAAAAATGTAGAGAAACACTTACGGAAGGCTAAAAAGCGGTTTTTGAGGGGTGAAAACGTAATTTAGGAAGATAAGGGTATTTTAAGGGTAATTTAAAGGGAAGTTAAAGGTAACCTGAAGGCAGAAAACTACCACATTATATAGTAGGGATATGAGAATTAATGATTAAGCTCAGATTAGTTCACTAAAAAAGTTAAATCTATGAGTGAAACTGTTAAAGAAAAACTTACCGAAAAGCAAATTCGTTTTTGCCAAGAATACATTATAGATTTGAATGGCACCCAAGCTGCTATAAGAGCAGGGTACTCAGAGGATTCCGCTCAGCAAATAGCTTCAGAGAACCTGTTAAAACCTGTTATCCAAGAATATATTCAAGAGCTTTTGGATGAAAGAGCTGCGCGCACAAAGGCAACCGCCGACTTTGTAATTAGTGAGCTTTACTATCTTATAAGTTTCGACCCTAATATAGTTTATGACGAAAATAACCGCCTTAAAGATATTGCTTCTATTCCCAAGGAAGCTCGTAAGGCTATAGCGAGTATTGAAGTATTTGAGGAATATCAGGGTAGGGGAGAAGATAGAGAGCTTATTGGTTTTACCAAGAAAATTAAATTCTGGGATAAAACGAAAGTGGTAGATACATTAGCAAAACATCTCAAGCTTCTAACTGAAAAACACGAATTTACTGGACCGGAAGGAGCTCCGCTTTTGCCTCCGATGGTTATCTTTAAAGACAAAGAAGAACCTGTAGCTTCACCAGAAGGAACTGGACATGCCCCTCAATAATGGCCGAACGACCTTTGATAGAAACCTATATGTCTCGGAAATGCCGCCGAGTATTGGGAGCTATAGGCAAGAGATACAAAGTCCTATACGGGGGTCGAGGCGGTCAGAAGTCTTGGGCAGTTGCGGATTACTTAATCGCTCGGGCCTGTCAAGAGAAGTTAAGGATTCTATGTACCAGAGAAATGCAGAATTCCATCAAGGATTCTGTACATCGATTATTAAGCGATCGGATACACGCTTTAGGTTTAGACAGATATTTTATCATTCAGCAGGAAACAATAATCTCGGTGACAGGCTCGGAATTTATATTCAAAGGCCTGCAGAAGAACATCAACGAGATAAAGTCGACGGAAGGTATAGATATATGCTGGGTAGAAGAAGCGGGCAAGGTATCAGAGAACTCGTGGGTTGTATTAATTCCTACTATAAGAAAAGAGAGGATTATTCAGGGCATAGTTTATCCGTCAGAAATCATAGTTACCTTCAACCCAGAATTGGAAACAGATCCGGCATACCAGCGTTTTGTATTACATACGCCACCGGATTGCGCAATAGAGGAAATTACCTATGCGGATAATGCTTACTTCCCAGAAGTCTTGCGTAAGGAGATGGAGTATTGCAAGAGGGTTGACCTTGAAGCTTATAAGCATATTTGGCTGGGCAAACTTAAGGGTTACAGCAATGCACTTATATTTAAAGACAAAATCTTTATTGAAGAATTTGATATCCCTGAAGGAGTTCGTTTTTATTATGGCGCTGACTTTGGTTTCTCGGTTGATGCTATGTGGATGGGCCGGATGTTTATCAGGAATAACTGCCTTTATATCCCGGATGAAGTCTACGGCGTTGGGATTGAGATTGACGATTTGCCGAAGTATTGGGATAAAATCCCGGGCTCAAGACATTGGACTATCCGCGCTGATAGCGCAAGACCTGACACCATTAGCTATCTTAAGAAGCAAGGCTTCACTGTTGTCGGAGCTGAAAAAGGAAAGGGATCCGTGGAAGACGGTATCTCATTCCTGCGTAGTTTTGAAAAGATTATTATTCATCCGCGCTGCGCAGGCGCTAAAAGCAATTATGAAAACTATCGCTGGAAGCAAGACAAGATTACTCAAGAGATATTTCCAATCCCTGTGGACAAGAATAATCATGCTCCGGATGGATGCCGCTATGCCCTGGAGCCATACATTAAGAGCAAGAAGAATATATTCGAGGTGCTATGAAACACTCTAAGAGAACTAATGCAAAAGGTTTGAAGAATTTCGAAGCAGCGATGATGTTCTCTAGCATGGCTAAGTCCTCTCCCACGCTTGCTAAGTGGGTTGCTCAGAATTATGGGAATAAAGATATCGTGAAACAATTTCAGGCTATGGCTAACTCTAAGAGCCGTAAGAACGCCAATGCTGATATTGGCCCGCTTACAGGTGTGTTTGATTCAGCGATGTATTCTTCAGCTCCTCTTTCTATGCCATTCCAGCTGGCCGTAGACAGTCAATACAATCCTATTACCCTTAACCGCATACTCTTGTCTTATTGCTATATGACCTTTGGAGTTATCCAGACTGTTGTTGATCAGCCGGTTGAAGATGGCTTCCGCGGGGGCATACAGAAGCTTATCTGCGACGAACTTGACGATGACGATAAGAAAGCCTTACTGCGCTGGATAGATAAGGCAATGGTCATACAGAGAGTTAAGGCTGCTATGAAATGGGCAAAGCTATTCGGGGGCGCTGGCTTAATCATAAATAACTATCAGGATCCGGCCAAAGAGCTCGACAAAGATATGATTCGTCCGGGTACAGATTTAAGCTTTCTTGACGCAGACCGCTGGGAATTGGTGCTTACATACGTCCCACAGGAAGAGATCGAGACGCCATACAATTATTATTCTAAGCCGATACATAAATCCAGAGTGATTAAAATTCTCGGTAAAGAAGCGCCATCATTTATAAGGCCTCGCTTACAGGGTTGGGGAATGTCAGAAGTAGACCGGCTCATTAGAGACGCCAATATGTATTCCAAGGAGCAGGATGTTATCTATGAGCTCATTGATGAGGCCAAGATAGACATCTGGAAAATAGACGGTTTCAATACAAATATCCTTTCCGGTATCGCCCAAGGTAAAACTTCCAATCGTTTACAGATTGCAACCAACCTAAAGAATTATCACAACGCTATTGTTATGGACAAAGAGGATGAATACGAGCAGAAACAGATTTCATTCTCAGGCCTGGCCGAAGTTCTAAACCAAATTCGTATTGGTATGTCTGCTGCAGCTCGTATGCCTATGACAAAGCTATTTGGATTATCGGCATCGGGATTTAACTCTGGAGAGGATGATATAGAAAATTACAATTCTCTTATCGAGAGTGAAGTTAGAGCTAAAGCAAGAGAAGTTTTAGGAGTTGTTCTTCCTCTTGGATGTAGATATTTATTTGGCTTTGAGCCAGAGCATATAGATTTTGAGTTTAAGCCATTAAGAGTTTTGAGCGCGGAGCAGGAAGAGAGCGTTAAGACTTCCAAACAGAACAGGATATTCCAAGTCTATGACAAACGGCTCTTTAATGCTTTTGAGTGCGATGAGGCTTTACGTCAGGAAAATCTTATTACTATAGATACTGAGGTTTCCCGCGGAGAGGTTGAACCGGAGCGGCCAGAGGATTTATTCGCAGAGCCAAAACCAGGTGAAGAAGGTAAAGAAGGAGCGGACGGTAAGGAAGGCAAGAAAGCGGTTAAGCCTAAAGAGGGTAAGTCGTGATTGAAAAAGAATTAAAGCCTCTTATTGATAAAGAAGAGTATTCCAAGAAATTATCCGAGGCGATTGAATACGTCCTCTATGTAACGATCTATAAGCCGCTCTTTGAAATACTGGGAATTAAGATTCGCAGAGAAAATGCACGCGTAACTTCACTTGTGGATAAGCTTAAGTCCGGCCATATCCAGTATCAGGACGGTTTATTTATGGGCGCCTTTAGCGCTGCGGCATCGAAGGAGCTTCGGGCTATGGGCGCTAAGTGGGATTTAAAGCGTAAAGCGTTTAAGCTTCCTGAAGATAAATTGACTATTGATTTACGCCAGGCAATAGCAGTTTCCAAGCACGCTTTAGAGGAACAGAAGGCAGCCCTTATTAAGGCGTTAGATAAACCGATAGAGATTCCGAACATAGATTTCAACAAATATGCCAGCGTAACGATAGAGAATCTTGAGGCACAGGTTAAAGAAATTACTCCAGAGAGTATTACGATGCCTCCTGAAATATCGCCCACTATGGCCGAGGCAATTAAGACAGATTATTCGGATAATCTTAACCTTACCATAAAGGATTTTAGCGATGAAGCGATTATGGATTTGAGGGAAAGAGTTTCTAAGAATATGGTTCAGGGATTCAGGGCCGATAAAATTCAGGGCGTACTTGAAGCGCAATATGGCGTAAGCCGAAGAAAGGCAAGATTTATCAGCCGGCAAGAGACAAGTTTGCTGGTTTCAAAATATAGGGAAACCAGATATACAGACGCGGGAATAACACGTTACCGTTGGGAAACTTCACACGATGAACGTGTAAGGCAAGACCATAAGGATTTAAACGGAAAGATATTCAGCTGGGATAACCCGCCGATAACTAACAAAATGACGGGGCAAAGAAATAACCCGGGCGAAGATTTCGGATGTAGATGTTTAGCAATACCGATTTTAAGGATAGGGGGAAACCAATAATGAACGAACAGTCAAAACTTAAAAGAGGAAAACAGCTATTCGGTAATTCTATGATGAAAGGAACTCCGAAAGATGTTCCTCCTGAAGTTACCCATTCTCAATATGGCTGCATAAATTGTTTATGGAGTGGCGTTGAGTGTATCAGAGGCAGTATGTACAAAGAGAGGATAGAAGGCAGAAGCAAAGAATGCGCCGCCTATACTTATTACGATTAGAGGAGAGAAATATGGCAATTAATAAAAACGCAAAAGACTGGCCGTCGCTTTATGAATGTCGGTTTCTTAAAGATGGGCTTGTTTCTTATGAAGATTCAGGCTGTGGAATTAATCTTATTAAGAAAGAAACCATTGACCGAATGCTTAACAGCTTTATCGGTAAGCCGGTTATTCAGAAACATCAGGAAGTTACCCCAGGTAATTTTGAGGATGTATCCGTTGGCTACATTACCGATTTATATTTCAATTCTCAAGACGGATGGCATTGGTGCAAATTTCTGCTTATTAACGACAAGGCTAAAGAGGATATCTCCAAAGGCTATTCTGTGTCCTGCGCTTATAAAGTTACCAAATTAGGAGAGGGCGGAGAAAATCACGCAATCCGTTATGAAAATGAAATCCTTGAAGGCGAAGGCGAACATCTGGCTTTGGTACCTAATCCTCGCTATGAGGAATGCGGAGTTCCCCAGCTGGTATTAAATAGCAAGGGGGCAAAGTATGAGAATGCTTTCGGTGAAGGAGCCACCCGAGTTCTTGTTCATATTGACAAGATAGAAACACATACCGAAGGAATTATCTATAGAGCAACAGGACATTATCGCGAGGATTCAATAATCTCTAAGGATCATAAAGATGCTGTTGCGGCTTTTAATGAGGTTGTCTCAGCAATGTTAAAAACTTATCCTAACCTGAAAAAAGAAGACATAGTTGAGGAAGGAGATAGGGTATGGAATGCTTTGGATAAAACCGACCCCAAAATCAAGGGAATGTTTGATAAGGAGAAAAAGGAGCACCCGGAATTCAAAGACGAAGATATCTGGAAAATAGTCGGAGACCATTTACGGGAAAACCAAACGAAAGGAGTAGCAAAAATGGCACTAGGAGAAAAGATTAAGAATGCCATAGACAGCTTCACAAAGATGCTGAACGAGGCATTAGGGGAAACAGGGGCAGACGAAGCTGCTGAGGCAAAGAAGAGAAAAGAGGAAGAGGAGCGCAAAAATGCCGAAGAAGCTAAGAAAAAGGCTGATGAGGAAACAAAGCAAAAAGAAGAGAAGCTTAACGCCCTTAAGGTTCGCGCTAAGAATTGTGGACTCGCTGAAAACGCTACTGAGGAAGAAATAAAGGCGAAGGAAGAGGAGAAGGCGAAAAAGGAAAAAGAGGAAGCCGAGAAAAAAGAGAATCAGCGCAAAGAGAATGAGAAGAAAGAAGCCGAAGGTAAAAAGCATTTTGAGGCCCTTAATTCATTGCGCGAGACTGGCCAGTTAGCGGATGGGCTTAATGTGGTTCCCGGGAATACTCAGGAAGATAAGCTTAACAGGGGTAAACAGCTTTACGGTACTGAAGTAAAGAAATAATAATTTAACCATAACCAAAAAAGGAGAAGAAGAGATGGCAATAAATAATCAAATGAACCAGTTCGAAATGAGCGCTTTGAAGGCCTCAATCGCTCGTGGTACAAACCCCTTCACCATTCCGGTGATTGTGGATCCGGATGAGACAGCTACGCTTATACCTGGAGATTTCGTCAAGATAAGCACTGAATCGTCTAAAGTCATTACAGTTTTAAAATGCGCGGCAACCGATCCCGCTATAGGCGTAATTCTTGCATCGCCTAAGAAACAGTCTTTTGTAGCAGAGGATGCTGTTGAAATCGGGTTATTCAGCACTATTCTTTGGTTAGAGGCAAGCGGAGCAGTAACTGCTGGCGATGACCTGGAATATGTGGTTTCCGGAGCGAAAGTTAAGACCAACGCTGGAGTTAATCCTATCTGCGCCGTTGCTTTGACCGGAGCTTCTTCAGGGGCTCTCATCATAGCGCAGATTAAGACCAGCATTACATTCTCACCGACGGTCGTGGGCGGAACTATCAATAACACGCCTATCGGATCTGCTACACCGAACACAATCAAGGGTACTACCATTGAATCAACTCTTGGCGTTGTTGGTCCGGATACTGCCTATGGCGTATTCACCAAGAGAGCACGGTTAACCTTAGCTCAGGTTAATGCGGGTCATTCTTTGGTGGCCGCTGTTACAGGAAAGAAATTGCGTTTAATCGATGCCAAGATTATCGCTATCGGAGCAAATCTGGCCGCTACAGCTAACGCTACTGGTGTAGCGATTAGTGCAACTCAAGCTGCATCCAGCGTTGCGTTGTTCACTGCCAACTTAGCGCAGTTAACCAGAAGCGCTGTTAATAGAATCGGTACTGCTTCTACCGCAGTATTGGCCGACGGAGCTTCCTTCGTTGCCAATGATGCCGCAACTGCTATTACCGTAGCAGCTGTTGCCGGAACCGATTTGATTACTTCAACCTATATCGACGTAGAAGTTACCTATGCGATAGAGGCGTAATCGGAAAAATCATCTATTCCCGCGGGGCCTAAAAGCCCCGTGGGATATTAACCAGTTAACTAAAAGGAGAAGAAAAAATGGCAGTGAATCAGGAAGAAGTCAAGAAACAGCTTATGGCCCGCTGGAATTCGGCCAGACTTGCCGCCGGCATGACAATGCTTAATGCAAACGGCGATATCGACCAGGCGTCCACTGGATACCTGCGCGCGATAGACACCATGACCTATATCAAAAAGAGGGTTGTGGAGCAGAAGTTCTTTGAAATACCCTTCGCGGATTATCTTCCCGTTGAAGTGGGTGAGGCTGCATTCGCAGCAAATATCCTCACTAACTTGACGCTCTCTACGTCAGGAGATTTCGAAGAGGGTATTATCAATCAAGGCCTTGCAAATTCACGCCTCGCCGAAGCTAGCGCAGCCGTGACTTCCGTGACCGTGCCTGTTATTACCTGGGCAAAGGAAATCGGATATTCGCTCATCGAAATTGAGCAGGCCCTCGTTTCAAATAACTGGGATTTGATTGAATCCCGCGAGAAATCCCGCAAGAAAAACTGGGACTTAGGCCTCCAGAAAATTGCGTTTCTCGGATCTGCATTAAACACCAGCGTCACCGGCCTTTACACCCTAAGCAATGTTAACTCTGATATTGCGACTATCACTAAGAAAATTAGTGCTATGAGCGTGTCTGAGTTTAACACCTTTGTTGCCGCAGTCATCGAGGCATACAGAGCGAACTGCAACCGCACCGCCGAACCGACAGATTTCTACATTCCTGAAGATGATTGGAATGGTTTGTTGTCGATGGTTACAACGGCCGGATATTCTGCGGTTTCTAAGCTTGAATACCTGAAGAAAGCATTTGCTGAATCAGGTATTGCAGGCGGAGTTACCATGAGGAAATGCGCGTATGGTATGCCTTCATACAACGCGTCTTATGGGTTAAACGGCGGAAGTGGTTACCAGAGATACGTTATGTTACGCAAGGATAGAGATACCCTTCGTATGGACGTTCCTGTGAATTATACCTCTACCCAGCCGAACAGTATCAACAACTTCCAGTTCCAGAACGCGGCTTATGGTCAGTTCACTGGAGTTGTAGCGTATAGACCGTTAGAAGTCTTGTATTTCGACTTCTGATCGTAAAGTTATCTTGGGCGGTGTGTCCTATTAGAAATCGGGAACCAATAGGGGTAACCGAGCCGCCTGGGAAACAAAAAAAGGAGAGAAGATATGGAGCTCTATAACAAAAGCGTTAGGTCCTTTATCTTACTGAAAGAAAAAGTTCTTAGCGGCGGGCGTCAGTGTAAAGACGGAACGAATAATCATAAAGTTTGGTTTGACCCTGAAACGGTTATTGATGTTGAAGCTAAAGAGGGTGCGCGGTTAGTTAAGATGTACCCTAAGCAGATCTTGGACTTAAAGGCTAAGAAGCCTAAAGCTGCAAAGAAAGCTAAGGAGATAATCTAATGGCGGAATGGACAGCTCCTACAGCGTCAGATTTTAAAGCGCTATTCGTTCGTGATTTTCCTTATGCTCCGGAATCGGACGCAGATAATGCTGACTATATTATGGATAGCGATATAGACAGCGCAATAGCCGATGCTTTGGTAAATTTCAATTCTGACCTTGATGACGCTGATCACCGCGTGTTTTTAACTCTTGCGGCTTATTGGCTTGTTGAGAATATCAAGCTTTCGTCAAAGGGGCTGTCCAGCCAGGCTAAGTTTTTAGAAAGTTCTAAGTCTGTTGGCGGTGTTTCTGTAGGTTATTCTATCCCGGATAAGTTTGCTAAGAATCCAGTGTTAGCCGGATATATGAGAAACGGTTACGGCCAGAAATATCTCTCTATGATATTGCCTTATATCGTAGGGAATGTGGATATGCAATCAGGGACAACGACTTGATGTCAAAGACTACAAGGATAGGTAATTCATTTGTAAAGATTGACATTGATAAGATAGAAAACCTTAAGGAAATGCTTAAGGCAAAGATTGTTGCGCAGGTTGGAGTGTTAGGCTCTAAAGCAGCAAGTAGGAAAGCACTGGGTTCTTTGATTAAAGAAGGCGGGCATAAGAAGACAAGAGGAGCCGCGGATATGACCAATGCTAGCATAGGGCTGGTTCACGAAAAAGGTTCTTTAAGCCAAAATATCCCGGCGCGTTCTTTCTTAAAGCTTCCATTTTTGATTAAGTCGAAAGGCCTCTTTGCTATAAAGGCAAAGCTATGGGCAATATATCTGCAAGGCGAGCATACACCAACGAGGTTAAAACAGGCCTACAGGGATTTAGGTATTGCGGCCGAGAATATCATTCATGCGGCTTTCTCAAGCGGTGGATTCGGAAGATGGCAAAAGCTAAGCCCTAAGACTATAGCAAGAAAAAAATCAAGCGCAATTTTAATTGATAGTCGGCAGTTAGAGAGAAGCGTAGACAGCAGGGTTGGTAAGCGATGATAAAAGACGCCAGTAAGAAAAGTATAAAAGAATCGTTGGATATGCCGGACGTATCTGATGCGGTGATGAGCTTACTTCAGCCTATGAAAGTAGGCATAGTCCAAAAGCAACAGATTGGCGGGTTGACGCAGGAAATACCTATCTACGTTGATACCTTTGCGGTAAAACAGCCTTTCTCTGCACAGAGGCTTGATATAAAACCCGAGGGCCAAAGAAGTTGGCGCTGGTTTACGTTGCATAGCTTGAAAGATTTGGATCTGAAGCTTGACGATATTATTATCTTGGCAGAGATAAAATACCGCGTAATGCAAAAGTATGATTACGCCGAATATGGATTTTATCAATACGAGATAGCCGAGGGATTTCAGGAATGAGTGGAAACGCCATCCCTAATTCATTAGCTTGTTTACGTAAGATATTCCTTCAAGAATTAGAACTCGATGATGACAGAATTAATATCTGGAATCAGAAGTTTGATATTCCTTCCGACGAGAATTTATTTATTGTATTAAGCTACCAGCCATCGAAGGTTATAGCTAACAGGAATACAGTTAAATATAATCCAACGACAAGTGAATATGAAGAAATCCAAGACGTTAATGTTCAGGAACATATTACCGTCGGAATATTCTCACGTAATCTTGACGCTTTAAATAGAAAAGAAGAAGTCTTGATGGCTATGGCTTCTGTATATTCTCAACAGCTACAAGAGAAATACAGCTTTAAGATTGCGCGCATCGCACCCATTGAAGATTTGTCCGTTCTTGAAGCGACGGCATTGTTATATAGATTTGATATTCCCTTGGTTATATTTTCTCATTACCAGAAAATTAAGACCGTGGAATATTTTGAAACTTTTGATGTAGAGGTGAAGGCTAATGGCGAGCCTTTGATAGAGAAGGAATTCACACAGCCAACAACCAGTTTAACATAAGGAGTGTAAAAATGGCAAATAACGGACTAGACATTGCAGATATTATCAATGTATCTGTATCAGAAGCAGCTGTGGGGTTAGCGGATTACAAGGTTAACAACATCGCATATTTTACCAATGAGACGCCGATCGTGGGATTGGAAGCTTACGGAGATTATGGGGTTTACAATTCTCCCGCTGCCGTAGCTGATGATTTCGGTTCAAGTTCAGAAACATATTTAGCGGCTAATGCCATCTTTGCGCAGAATCCAAGCATTATGACTGGCGATGGAGTTTTGATTATATTCCCTATGTTAACGCTTGCAGTAGGAGCAATCAAGACCTCTAGCCTGCATACAGCGGGTTCCGGGTATTCCGTGGGCGATGTTCTGACAGTGGTTCAGTCTGGCGGTTCATTAGGTACGCTTACCGTAACCGAAGTTGACACCGATGGAGAGATACTGGCCTATGAGCTCACTACGGCAGGAAGCGGATATACAGCAGGTACTGACCTTGCAACGACAGTCGCTCCTTCAGGTGGTACAGGCTGCACCGTTAATATTCTTACAGTAGGATCAGGCGCAGAAACATTATCCGAGGCCATTGTCCGCTGCAGAAGCATACAATATTTTGTAGGGATATTGAGCAACTCATATCCTACTTCGGATGGTGATAGGTTAACATTAGCCAATCTGGTTGAAGGATACGGAGATAAAATCCTGTTTCTTCCTTCTAACACACCGGCCGATATCGCTGGAATATTCACAAGCATTAAGAGCGCAAATGATAATTCCACTCGTTGCTTGTATTACAGCGGGACAGCTCAGGAAGCCCGGTTGCTCGCGGCAGCGTATGCAAGCCGTGGTATGAGCGTCAATTTTGATGGCTCTCGTACCTGCATGACTATGCACCTAAAAACCCTGTCTACCATTACTGCCGATACTATTTCGGAAACCTTAAAAACTCAATTAGACGCCGCGGGAGTTGATTTCTATCCGGCTATGGTTGACGGAACCGGCAGAGTATGGTCCAGCGGTGAGAATAAGTATTTTGATGAGGTGTTTAATCTGATCTGGTTTGTAAGCCAGTTAAAGGTTAATGGCTTCAATGCTTTAGTGGAGCTCTCAACCAAGATACCGCAGACTGAGCCGGGTATGAGCTTGCTTAAAGGCGCCTATCGTTTGGCTTGTTTGCAGTCTGTAACTAACGGTATGGTTGCCCCGGGAACGTGGACATCTGCCGAGTATTTTGGTGTCCAGGAAGATTTCTTTAACAACATTGAGGAGCACGGATTTTATATTTACAGCTATCCTGTTTCTTTGCAGAGTTCATCTGATAGGGAAGCTCGTAAGGCCCCGGTCGTGCAGATTGCAGTTAAGATGGCTGGCGCAATTCACAGCTCTAACGTAATTGTAAACTTCAACAGGTAAAAAAAGGAGAAGAATATGAGTGTTGTCAATTTTACAGGTGAGGATGTAATCAAGATAAACGGCCGGCTGCTTAATGACCTAATGGATGGAGATTGCGCAGCCCTTGTTCATCCGAATGATATTTCCGTTGTTAAGATAGGTAAAAACGGAAATGCTATCGTGTCTTTCAAGTATGACGGCAAAGTGGTTGAGGTTACCTTAAGAGTATTGTTAGGTACGGCTGATGACAAATTCTTAAATAACCTTTGTAATTTGTATCTCAATGATCCTGTGGCTTTCACTATGTTTACAGGTGAGTTCTCAAAGCAAATAGGTGATGGGGCCGGTAACATTACGTCCATTACTTATGTACTTTCTGGGGGCGTCATCAAGAAATTAGTCGACCAGAAAGAGAACGCCGAAGGTGATAGTGACCAGGGCGTAGCACCATACAGTTTAATATTCACTGGCTCCTCTAGGAGCATAGGTTAGGTTATGCGGGCGAAAAGGAGAGTCGCTTAGCGTCTTTCCCTTCCAGCACCTAACGGCTGGATAGCCCTTTTATAAAATTAGGTTAGGCTAATTAGAGGAGGCTCAAAGTGGCGAATCTCAAGAAAACCTTAAGCAGCGGTGCGGAGATTGATATAACCTTAGCTTCGTTTGCTGAAGGTCATAAACTACTCAAGGCAGTTTTAAATCAAGTCAAATCAATCAAAATAGCTGTCCCTTCAGGCGCTAAGTCTTTTAAGGATATTTTAAACTTAGACGCCGGCGGGGAAACTGTAAATGTTATTAAAGACCTTATTACGGGGATAATCTCTTCGGATGAGGTAGAGGCCGCGCTCTGGCCATGTATGGAGAGGACTACCTACAATAACCAGAGAGTTGTAAGAGATCTGTTTGAGGAGGAAAAAATAAGGGCAGATTACCTAATAGTGGCCAAAGAGGTTTTGTTTTATAACCTGCTCCCTTTTTTCGGAAATCTCGTTTCTCTGTTGAAAAACGCTCAGGCAAAACTTACCGATACCCAAAAGTAAAGGTAGAAGAGGACGAGGATATAGCCATAGCCCTGAGGCTATCGAAGGAAGGCTTTGGAACACCGGACCAGGTATTGAATAGCCCCATTAACATTGTTCTTGCTGAAATTGAATATATTAAGTTTGTCAAAGATTACGAAGCAGAATTTTACGAGCTGAACAAACCGGAGAAATAAGATGCCTTGCAATGAGTGCAATACCTTATGCAAAGATAAAAACGAATGTTACCGATATCTTGCTTGGCTTAAAGGAGAAAACGTCTAATGGGATTTAGTTTAAAACTAGGCGAAATATTCACAGAGCTTGGTTTCAAATCAGACGATGCTAAGCTAAAAGACTTTATTAAATCCATAGGTGATCTGGATATAAAGTCTGTAGCTTCAGTTTTGGGCGTAGGGGCGTTGTATGAAGGTATCCATAAAATTATGGATATCGCTGACCAGACAGCTTTAGGTATGTATCATTTCTCTGCTGAAACTGGGATGTCGGCCCAGAAAATGCAGCAATGGAGCAATCTTGCCGGGCAGATGGGCGTATCGGCTGAAGACGTTATCAGCTCAGTTAAAAGGTTACAAGATGGTGTTGCGCGCATGCGCTTGACCGGAGAAGGGGCCCAGGGATGGATGTTGTTAGGTATAGACCCTACAACCGCCAAGGATTCTTTCGAGCTTTTATCTCGGGTCAGGGAATCTATTAAGAGCCTATCTCCTGAATATCAACGCCTAGCTCTACAACAAATTGGCCTCTCTGAATCGATGCTTTCAATGATGAAGGTATCAGACGATATGTGGGCTTCGTCAGGAAAACTAATTAAGAACACAGATGAGCAGACAGAAGCCTTAATGAGAAATCACGGTGCCTGGGCAAAGTTAAAAGGCGAATGGAATGTATTGTTGACAGATTTAGGAGCAGCGTTGGCGCCCTTATTTGAAAAGATAGCTCAAGCCCTCGATTGGATTGTAAATATAGTTCATAGGTTTCCTTGGGTTCAGCAGGTTCTGATTGCCATTGCTGCTGCGATTGGAGCAATTACTTTAGCAATAGGCGCTCTGACTGCAGCTATGGCCATTGCTGCTATTGCTGGATGGATTTCGGGATTAAGCGAGATAGCTTTAGTAATTGGGGCTATTGCCGCGGGACTTGCCCTAATTGCCCAGAATTGGGATAAGGTTAAGGGATTCTTTGGCGGAATAGGGAATAAGGTAGGTAATTGGCTGGCTGAAAATAGAGAGAAGAACCTAGCCGCATTTTCTCCAGCGTCTTTTGCTATTCCGGATATGTCTATGCCGGCAGCAGGTTCAGTGTCAACTAAGACAAATCATAACCAATTTCATTTTAGCATTACCGGAGGAAGTCCTGAAGAGATAGCTAATAAGGTAGACGAGAAACTTAAGAGGATGTTTTCCGACGGAGAATATCAAACGAGAGAATAATGGATATTAATTCGCTTATTAAAAAAGGTTTTAATACTAGGCAGAGCATAGAAGATTACGTCAATAATGTAGTCAACCAGTATATTGTCAAGCCTTCGAGTGGCCAGAATACGGGCATAGGTGGTTTTGTTTTTAATATCTTAGATAAAGAATCGGTTCTCCTCACTGCTACAATCACCGATCATTACGTTGAAGATAATTACTCTGCGCAGGACCATATCGCTTTAGCTCCTGAGAAATTTACTCTACGCGGATACGTGGGGGAGATTGCGGACATTATTCCCTCAGCGGCATTAAGCGTATTAACTAAAATTCAAAGCCTCGCAGGTATATCAGATTTTATGAATGATTTCTCAGTGCAAGCGACACAGGCATACACTAAGATTGCTGAAGTCTATTCTAAGGTTAGTGGGGTATTCAGCCAGGCGCAGAATATCTATGACATTTTTACTAATAACAACACATCGAACACAAAGCAACAGAAGGCTTTCGCTTATTTTTATAGCTTATGGTCTTCAAGAATACTGGTTGATGTTGAGACCCCATATAATGTTTTTAAAAATATGGCCATTGAGAATATAGAAGCTACGCAGAATGGCGATACTAAATTTATAAGTGATTTCTCTGTTACATTTAAACAAATAAGGATTGCTACGACAAAGACTGTAACATCGAGCAAAGAAGCTAAAGGTAAATATAGCTTAACCGCTGCTTTTAATAGTTCACAGAATTCCTTGATAAGTAGTCTTACTGGAAAAGATAGAGCTGCGGCTATGTTAGCCTCGGTGTCTTCAGGCGGTTCAACAGCAGGAAGTGGTTTTAATTTTACGGGACAAGCGGTCTCTACTGACCTCTTGGCTAATTAATGAAATATATTGGAACCATAACAGACGAATTAAAACAAAATATAAAGTTGATAACTGACGATGGCTCAAAGGTAGATTTAACTTTGGAATATCGTCCTATGCGCCAAGGTTGGTATTACAGTTTTACCTGGGGTTCGTTTACTGTAAATAATCGCCGGCTTGTCAACAGTCCGAATATGTTAAGGCAATTCAGGGAAATACTTACTTTTGGTTTTGCCTGTACAGTATCCGATGGATACGAACCGATATTTCAGGATGATTTTGTTAATGGGAGAGCGCAGTTTTATTTACTTAATTCCGACGATGTTATGGAAATTGAAGCAAAAATCTATGCTTTTGACGAGAGGCTAGCTTAATGGAAGGCATACCAAGCGGAGCGAGTTTAGGAAGTACAGGGGCAAAGTTCGGAAGGAAGTTTGCGCTTACGATAGACCCTGCCTATAAAATTATTGAAGGCAAATATGTTCAGAGTGATGACAGCCCGATAATTTTAGGCAATCCTTTGACAATAGATTTTGATATTCGCAGGGATACATTAGCTGAAGCTAATACTTCAACCTTCAGGCTTTATAACCTTAGCGAGAATACCCGGAATCAGGTTTACAAAGATCCTTATTCGGTATGGGTTTATCGTAGAGTAATGCTGCAAGCAGGATACACTGAGCCTTTACCGGCCATATTTATTGGAAATATGAAGCAGTGTATCTCTTATAAGAATGAAGGCTCGGTTAATGTGATTACAGAAATTCAAGGTTTTGATTTTGCTTTTGCTATGGCAAACGCTCACTCGAGCTGGACGGTAAATAACCCGACTACTAAGAAAGACGTTATTGCCAGATTGATAGGTGATCTAAAGGGATACCAGGTTGCACAGGGATATATCGGTGATTTCGAAGGAGAATATGTGCGCGGTTATTCTGTATGCGGGCCAACGTGGGAAGAGTTGCAGAAAGAAACTGGAAGGAATGTATTTATAGATAACGGTAAAGTACATTGCCTTAAGGATGAAGATTGCTTTGAAGGAGATGTTACCGTCATATCTTCTGAAACAGGGCTTTTGGGAAGTCCCAAGAGAACGGATAAGACTATAACAGCTGATATGATTTTCGAGCCTCGCCTTCAGATAGGGCAGGTTGTGGAGCTAAACTCTAATTTTAACAGAAAGTTAAACGGACAATATAAGGTTATTGGCATAAGACATTCTGGGACGATATCGGATGCTGTAGCGGGAAAGTGCAAAACTACAGTTCAATTATTTTTAGGTAATAGAGTTTTAAATATCTTAGCGGGCTAATATGGCAGAGCAATCGAATATAAATAGGATTACAGTTCCAGGCTTAAGAGAATTCTTCGGCCGCAGGAAGCAGGAGATAAAGAATGAACTCAATGTTTGTCTTGTTGGCATAATTGAATCTTTTAACTCAACCGAGCAAACTGCCAGTATCAATATAGCCTTTAAGAAAGTGCTTAAGGCCGGCAATCCTTTAGAGAATGGTTTAGTTACTGACAAGATTATTGAATACCCTTTGCTCGTGCGTTGCCCTGTTGTAATCCTGAATGGTGGCGGTGGCCATATAACTTTCCCGATAGCCAAAGGGGATGAATGCCTAGTTTTCTTCTGCGATAAAGATATGGATAATTGGTTTGCCAGCGGTGCGATATTACCGCCTAACTCTGAACGTATACACGATATATCAGACGGTTTCGCTCTTGTGGGCCCTAAGTCACTTAAAGCTTCATTATCCGGATATCTTTCGGATACGGTAGAGCTTTATTCTGCAGCGATGATGAGATTAAAGGCTCTTGAGGCTATGGATATAGTATCGAGCGCGGATGTTATCTTAAGAGGTTCTGAGTTAGCTTTAGGTATGCCGACCGATTCAGTTCCGCAAGGAAGCACGACAGAAGTCCGCAGGATATGGGTTGTAACGAATGTTTCAGGTAATGTGGTTACTTTAACGGAAAGGCGCATTAGTTTAAGTATACCGCCTTCTGCGCAAATTAAAACGGTGACTATACAATGATAATCAGAGCTTTAGATACTCTTTGGGATTTCACTTTCGGTAAAGGTAAATCAAATTATCTTACCAAGGATCTGGCCATTGCCGAGAACATCAAAACTAAGTTATTGTCTTTTTATAAAGATTGTTTCTTCGATACTGAGGCGGGCGTTGATTGGTTCAGGTTATTAGGAACATTAGGACAGATAAGCAATAAAGCGGAGATATTACTTCGCACCCGCGCGATTATCTTAAGTTGCTATGGCGTAGTTAGAATTGTAAGCCTTACGTCCTCTGTAAGTGGCAGAGCGTTGAGTATTTCTTATACAATTGACACAATTTATACTTCAGCTTTTACACAATCGCTTGAAGTTTACGGAACACCTTAAGGAGATTATATGGCAAATACTATTGATGCTGCGGGTATTCACATAATGAGTTATGCGGAAATATTAGCCGCAATAATCTTACAGCTACAGATAATCTACGGCTCGGATATAAATGTAGATTCTTCTTCTCCCGACGGACAATTAGCAAATATCCTAACATTGGCCGAAGAGGATAATTTGGAGTTGAATGTAGATAATTATAATTCCAAAGACCCTGATCAGGCAGTGGGAGTGGCTTTAGACGGAGTATCACAGTTATGCGGCATAGCCCGTAAAGGTGGGACATACACTTATGTAGCTGTATCCATTACCGTAGACAGAGCAGTTTCTCTCATCGGGCTTGACGATAGCGATTCTCCTTTTACGGTTTCAGACGGAAATGGAAATAACTTCTACCTTTTGGAATCGGCAGCGCTTACAGCAGGTACTACTATCCTTAATTTCAGGGCAGAAGATATAGGGTATATACAGGTCTTGGCTAATACTATAACTACTATGGTTAGCATAGTCTTAGGCGTAACGGTAGTCAATAATGCGGCTATTCCTTATTCTGTCGGCACAGACCAAGAAACTGACGCCGATTTAAGGATCCGCAGGGAAGCCTCTGTTGCTCTTCCTTCGCAGGGCATGCTTGAAGGATTATACGGTGGATTGATGACTCTTAGCGGGGTTACAGATGTCAAGATTTATGAGAATACCGAGAATACAGTTGATGGTAATGGCGTTCCGGCTCATTCAATCTGGGTAATCGTTGAAGGCGGTACAGCTGCAGATATTGGAGCTTTGATTTATAAATACCGTAATGCGGGTTGCGGAATGAAAGGCGATGAAAGAGTTACGCTAACCCAGGTTGATGGTACCAGCTACATTGTTTATTACACAATAGCGACGTCAGATGACCTTCATCTGAAATTTACCGCTACGTCAAAGACGGGTACTGCGATAGACGAAACGGCATTAAAGGCCTCTATCGTCAATGCTTTAAGTTACAAGATACACGATTTAGCTGATATTACAGCGATAACAGCCGTTATAGCAGGGATTAATTCAGATCTGATAATAACAGATTGCCAGGTATCTCTTGATGGCTCGACGTGGGCTGATTCAGTATATCCGGCGTATTTGTATAACTATTTTGTATTAACAGCGGGTAACATAACCATATCTTAATATGACTGTAGGCGAAATTTTAGAGGCATACGCAGACGCTTTAATAATCCAGTATCGCGGAAAAACTAAAGCTAGGGCCACAGCAAAGCTCGTAGCTAATTGCGGGGTATGCGATGGTTTAACTTTGGCAGAGAGAGACTGCTGGGATTTAGAAACTGCCATCGGAGCGCAGTTAACAATACTCGGAAAGATTGTTGGTGTTCCTAGGAGTATTACAGGTTTGGATTTGGAGCACGTATATTTCGGTTTCAGGAGATATTCCGCAGAAAACAGTCTGGTCTCAGGTTTCGGCCGGTATGCCGAAAGTCCATATCCTGCAGAATTGTTTTATCGTTATGGCAATACTTCTATCTATACATTGACTGATTTTGAGTTAAGGGCATTGATAAGATTAAAGATAATTTATAACTGCAAATTCTCAAGTATGAAATATTTGACAGAAGCTTTATATGCTTATTTTGGGACAGATATCACCGTTTTAGATTCTAATAGAACCGCGGATACCAGGGATAAGGCTTTCTTCGGCTTCAGGAGATACGCTACAGAAATAGATAATATCGGATTCGGTAGATACAGCGATAGCCCGTATTCAACAGATTTATTTGATAGGTACACCTATCATTACATTATGACTTTATGCTATCAGGTCAAAACAAAATACAAAAATGCTTTCAGGGCAGGGATATTTTTAGGAGTAATCCCAAAGCCAATGGGAGTAAGGTTAGTAGCTAACTATATTATCTAAAAAAGGAGTTGTCAAATGGCAAAGATTTCTCGTTTTACAATCGTTCCGTTCGGAAGCAACGCTACATCAGGAAACATGGGGCAATTCGGCTCTTTAGCAGCTGGAGACCCTAACTATACCACGGATCCTGCCACAATACAGGCGCTAGCGGCCTTTCTTACAGGCTGGTCTGCTGAAACTACTGGTGATTGGATACCTGCGCTAGAGGATTTTAATGGACTTGATTTTGTTATATTCCAGGCCCTTTGTTATTTCCAGCAGATGGGTATAGCTGAATGGGATGCGGGGACTACTTATTATACAAATAGTTTCTGCCAAGTTGCCGGCGTGTTGTATAAATCTTTGGTTGATGACAATATTAATTTTGCGCCTGCTAGCAATCCGACTAAATGGACCGTATGTACATTTCTGACAGCGGACGCGCAGACTATTGCAGGAGTAAAAACTTTCAGTTCTGCTCCAGTTATGAGTGCAGGGATAAATAATAGCAATCAGCAAATAACGGGATTATGTATTGAGGGCAGAACCGATGATACAGGTTGTACCCAGACGGGAAGAATCTGGTTAAGGACTGATTTATAAGGAGGATTAAATGCCTGATAGCAATAAAACAATTATAAGCGATACAGATTATCCCAGTCCCTATCTACTTAATATCTCTTTGTCTGGGGTGTTGGGTATCAAAGCATATGCTCATGTTGCTGTAAGTTCTAGTGGCGGGCCTAGCAATGATCACAGTGCTTGTCAGATATATGAAGTTCAGGCTTGGGGGCCAGCATATACCGACATAGGATTGAGATATTATAAGGGCGGAGTTATAGCGATAGGAGTTGAAGCGTTGGGGGCAAGTCACAAATTAAGAATAAGAAAAGGAGATACTACTTATGGGATACCTCTTTTAGAGACTACTGATCCGAATGCTTCACCTATCAGGATCTATAGCGGAGCAGCTCTTAAGGCTTTGCCAAAGTTAGTAGCCTTAGCTGATTTCGTGACTTGGCCGGGAACTGTGGCCACTTATTCTTATACAGGATATGCGCCTAGCGTTGCTGGTCCCGCATCTAGGGATGGAAGTTTTACCACAGCTTATGAGCAGATTAATAGTAACGGAGGGGGGAGCCTTACTTCTCAACACATTTTCTCTGCTCCGCGAAACATAACTCAATTAGGCTTTAGGTTAGGATGTTCTGGTTATGCTTACGGAGATAGTGGAGCTAGCGTAAGCGTTGATATCCATATCTATACTACTACAGATGGAGTTAACTGGACTGAGCGATATGTTAGGAGTGCTTAATGTTTAGAATAATCTTAGCAGCAATAATTCTTATGTTTCCATATCCTAAGTCTCCTCGAGAGATCGAGGATGGAGGATTGTAAAGGAGCGTCTATGAATGAATATATTGATATAGCCATACAGCAAGGTGCAACATTTATCTTGCCAATTTATTATAAAGATAGCGAAGGTGAGCCGATAGATTTAACAGGTTACACCGCAAAAATGCAGATACGCCAAACAAGAAACGCTGAGGATCCTGCTTTGGTTGACCTTACCACGGAAAACGGCGGGATAATTATAACTGCTGATGAAGGCTTGGTTACGATAATTATCTCGTCGGAGATAACAGCTGCCCTCGATGTGTTAATCAATGGAGTTTATGATTTCTTTCTCTTTGCTCCAGAGGCTTCG